GCATTTCTTTTGGCAACTTTTGCTCTGTGTTCTTTTGCTTTTTTTCCCATTATTAGTTATTATTAGTTATTATTACTTATTATTAGTCGGTCTATTTTCTTCAAACCATTCTATGATTGCATTTATTCCCCACACAAATCCTGCGGACAACATACCATCAAAAAATACAGATAAAAATTTATTAAGTCCAATAATATCTGCATTAGGTGAAAAATACGTTAAAGATAAGAAAAATCCCACCCATGTTGATGTGCAAAGTACACAAGAGATAAGTCCAGATAAAAATGACCCTAAACCATAAAGAAAAGAATATTCATTATTACCCCAATTATGGATTTTACGTCTTAATCCATTAAAAATTGATCCATAGACCAAAATGTTTGTCATTCCATAGGCAACCATTGCCCAAATCACTAAATTCATATTATTTGTATAAATCATCGTTTAGGTTAGAACTACCATAGAACTTGGCGGAAATATTACCAACTTGTTTTGGCGTGTCTAACAATTTTTTTTCTAATTCTTCGTTTTTCTTTTTTAATTCTCTAACCTCCGAAGTAAGGTTTTGAATTGTTGTTTGTAACATTTTAATTTTGTTGCTGTCTTGGTCATTGTTATTACTAACATATTCTATTTTTGTGACAATCTTTTCTACAGGTACTTCTTTAATAACTTCTTTTTCAACTATAACCTCTTTTATTACTTCAACCGGTATCTCCACTCGTTTTTCAACTATCACCTCTTTAATTACGTGTTTTTCCTCAACTTCAACCGTTTTTAGGTGTTTTTCACCATCATTAAGTGTTTTTCCCAACAACCCATACTTTTCAATGTTAAATCCTGTATCAAAACATTTTTTAATGAACACATTAATGTCTTCAATATTATTTAATTTACAATAACTTTCAACATTTTTAAGTATTGTTTTATTAAAGATTTTTGAGTCTTTCTGTTCCATTTTCAATATCTTCAAAAGATTTTATTTCAAATTTTAAAAACGGTCTTGGGTTAAATAAATCGGTATATACGTATTCTTTTGTTTCAACATCGTATACCCCATATCCGTGTCTTCCAATACTTTCACCAATATTATTTTGAATTGTAGAACCAATCATATACCCTTTTCCATTTTTAATAAGAAACTCGGCACGTTTATGAATATCTCCACATAATACTGTTTCAAGTCCATCAAACTTTTCAATCTCATACGCCTCTTCACCAAACTCAAAACCTAAATCAGTTTTTAAACCCGTAATTGGTCCGTGAAATAATCCAATTTTATTTCCTTTTGCTTCACTAATATCAGGTGGGATATTTCCTTGATACTGTGAGTATATGCACCAACTAATGTTTTCATCTTCATAAACACCTCTATCTCGGTAGTACACAATACTTTCATTATTCAAAGAATTAATAATTGGTGTTAATGCGTCTAATCTTTCGGTATTATTAACTAAAAAATCGTGATTACCAGGAATGATGATTGTTTTTGCAATTTTAGAACATTCAGTTAAAATCCAAGCAACAAACTCAATAAGTTCAGGTGTCATTTGATTTTTAGAGTGAACTAAATCACCTGTAAAAATTATCCTATCAGGTTTTAATTCTTTCCATTGTTCAAGTCCTGTTTCTAAAATTGACCGATACAAATCGTGGTCCTTATATAATCTGACGTGTAAATCAGAGAAGTGTACTAATTTTTTAATCATTTAATTGTGTTTTTGTTCCGCAATATATTTCGTATGGTGGTTTAAATGGATCATCATTCTTTGGAAATGGGTTAGTTGGCATCGGGATTGGTTGTAATGGTCTAATTTTTAATTTATCAACTTCAATGTCGTCTTTCACTTGATTCATTTTTTCAACTATCGGCATTATGTCAATATGTTTGTTTTCAAGTTTACCATATAAGTAACCCTCTAACCAAATATAAAATTCTTTGTGTGTCATAATAATTCTCTATTATATAAGTTAGCTAAAATTAAACGTGCTAATTTAAATTCTTTAGCGAGATGTAATCTTAAACCATATGTTTTTGCAACACTATTAAGATAAGGGTACGCTTTAGACAATGTCATTTTACCTATTTCCATTTTAATCAAATAATTGAAAATCAATGTTTACGTGTCCACATTCGTTACACATATATGTTGGAAAAGGCACCATGCTATCTTCGTGTCCCCCTGTTAAAATTTTTGATACTTTTTTTAACATTACAACTTCTTTAAAGTATTTTGAGTGGCATTTTTCACAATCAACTGTTGGTTGGTCTTTTAGGTTAATTTTTGGTTTTATAATATCTTCCATATCAATAAGCGACGATTTCTTCTTCTTCGTCTGTATATTTTTGTTTTATCATTTCAGTATTAAACTGAAACTCGTCTACTAATGTGTCTTCACTACCATCTTTAATGTTTTCTTCATACATAATTTCATTAAAGTATTCAATAATTTCTTTTTCTGATTTACCCTCAAGTTCTGGATAATCTTCTAAATTAACATCAATCGGTCCATATGATTCAAATACCGAATATGTTTTTGTTAAATAAATTTTCATTTTATAATATAATTTATGTTTATTTTAAAAGGTGATAAGTGGTCCCACGATGTTGTGTATACCCAAACCAATTCTACTGAATTTTCCATAGTCAATAATAATTTATTTTATTTATTTTGTCAAATATTCTTTAATATCCATATCCATTATTGTATCAACAACTTCTTTTGATACTCTGTATTCTGTAAATTCTTGTTCATCCGTAAGGTGAACAATTACACATCCATAAAAACTAATACCCTCATATTTTGTCCCCTCTAACATTTTTACAAGTAGTTTACCATAAAGTGGAAGTTGAGTGTTGTAGTGTCCAAGTGCGTTATTTGGTAAATATTTAAACGGTTCTCTCATTGGTTTTGTGTAGTCGTTTGTTTCCATATTTTTTTTCTTATTGGTTTTCCAATCGGTTATTACAATTCCAAATCCCGTTCTTTGTTTATTAAACATTATCCATACCTTATCGGGTTGTCCTGTATATCCTAACTCAGGGTGACCTAAAACTATCTCCGTGTCTAAAAGTACTGCCCCTCTATCTTCCATAAGTTTTAGAAACTTATAACCCGCTTTAATCATACGATCACCTTTCATAATCATTTCCATATCACATTCATAGATTGGTTGTCTTACTTGTTTGTTTAAACCACCTCTCTTTAATGTTTCAATTTCTAATTCGTAATGAACCCTACTACCCATATTTGTGGATGTCTTTCCCGCTTCCTCCCATTCTGCAAGTAAAGTTTGCATTACATATGGGTCACCTTTCGCCTTATTTCTTGCCGCCTCTTCGGTTGGGAACTCATCGTAAAATAACTTCATCACCTTTGATACTGATGGAAAATCGTCTCTAATATCTCCATTAACATCTTTCATCGTGTATCTATGTTTTTCTTCTTCAAAGGTTAAACATAGTTCTTTTTGTTTTTCTGAAATAAGGTCTCTTATTTCTTTTGCTATTTCTTTTAAATTCATTGTTTTTCTTCTATGTAATATGGTGTGATATCTCCCCTTAAATCGCAGACATCCTTGTCTTTTGGTAATTTGACAAGTTTTACTCTGTTATATAGGGCACCTCCATTTAGTTTATCGTATAATTTTTTTGCATCATCATACGCATCACCATCTAAACAGATGATAATGTCTTTTTTTGCTTTTTCGTAAAGTTTTTCCCACATATTGTCGTTTATGTACTTTCCAAGAAGTGCAATTGAATTATCCAAAAAGAATGAGTCAAAAACTCCTTCAACAATATAAATGTCTTTTTTAAAATCTATTAAACTTTCATTAAAGATTAAAAAGTCCTTTGCCGCTTCAGGATTTTTGTATTTTAGTTTTGATTTTGGATTCCAAGACCTTGATACAAAAAAGTTTAATTCTCCCTTTTTATTAAATGATGGGACTATTATTCTTCCTGAATATTCGCCTTCAATACAAAGACCAATTTGGTATTTGTCTATTATTTCTTGAGTGATTCCTCGTTTTTTAAGATAGTTAAACGCCTCCTTTCTTGGTATATGTAATGGATGTATTTCATCAAACTTTTTATACTCTTTTGGTAATTCTAATCTTTTAAAGACCTTTTCTTTTTTTTCAAACTTGTCAGGTCTTATTAGTTTATATGTTTTTTTGTCTTTTTTTGACCCATACTTATCAATTAACTTCCCTAAGTGTCCGTGAGTTTCGTGGGTTTCAGAACACGCCCAACACTTATAAACGTGATTTTGATAATTAATTTCAAGATTTCCTTTACCGTCAGTTTTTGATAACCCTTTAATATCATATGAACATACGGGGCAATCAACTGAAATCTGTCCTGAATATTCATTAACGCTTTTTGGTTCCCCAAACATCGTCTGTATTAAATCTATTAAAAGTGATTCATCATCCATATGTATAAGATAAGTGTATGGATTGGTTTTGTCAAATAATAAAAAACCCACCTTTATGGGGTGGGTTAAATATAAAACAATTAATTTTAATCTCTATTAGTTCTATCTTTAATTGATGTTACCGTCTTACTAATAAAATTAGTTTTAGTATCTACAATAAATGCTCCGATAGCCGCAATTATCGTACCCACACGTGCCAATATTGCCTTTTTTTCACTATCACTTAAAAGTTTACCACTATTATAAGTTTCAATATCTCTTTGTGCTTGTTCAATTCTTTTTGCAATTTCTTGATTTTCTTTCTTTAATCTATTTTTTGTTAACCAATTTTTAATCCTCGGCATTAACTTGCCTCCAGCAACTTTTTTATCTTGTTCTAACTCTTTTAAAGTTTGTTTTAAATCATATTGTATTCTTTCTAACTCAAATATTTGTTCTTCTAAGGCACTTTCAGTTTCTTTTGTTTTTTCCTGACCAAATGCCGGTTGCTCTTTAATTACTTTTTCAATTAAAGAAACCAATTGTGATTCAGATAATCTAATTATTTTTTTCATAGTATGTTTTTATTTATAAATATATCTTAAAACAAAAAAATCAGTGAGGACACTGATTTACCAAATTTTTTGGTCTTTCATATACCCAAGAACACAAGTATATGAATCGGACATATCAAAACATTCTTTTTTAAGGGTGTTGTTTTTAGTGTAAAGCCATTTTATCTGAGGTTCTTTATCTGAAACTTTTTTCCAAATAATTTCTTTTTTATCAACGGTTTTTGGTAATCCACCAAAAAGAACATACTTATCTTTGTCGTTTTTTTGTATTAAATCAGGCCAAGCATTTTTTCTTGATTCATATGTTGATATAAAATTAGGTACAATTCCCAAAATATCATAAATAGATTTTGTAATCATTGAATTATATCTGAGAAGTACCCCTACTGTCCAAATATTATTTGAATTTAAAAGTGGTTCTTCAATTATAACTTTAGCAATTCCTAATCCTTTATAACCTTCCAATTTTTCTTCAAACCCTTTAACTTTTAGAATTAATTCTTCAATTTTATCTTCAGGTTTTGGTTTAATAACTGGTGAGAAATGCGTTAATTCTAATAGTTCTTCAGTTTGAATGTCAAATAGAGACCATCCGATTGTTTTGGTTGAAATATCCAAACCAAGAACTTTTGGTGAGTTCTTCAAATCTGTTTTTTCTAACATAATAATTTAAAAATCAAGTTTAACAGGATACTGTTGTATCCCTTGTCTTTTTTCAGGGGATTGTATCTTAGATATAACCATAAGTTCCTTTTCATCGTTGTAAAGAGCAACTTCTGAAATATATGGTGAGGTCCCGTCCCAAGTTGGGTTTGTTGATGTTAAAAATTGATTTTGTCCAATATTACATAAGAAGTTCATTACGTATATTGTTGCTTGAATATCTGTTGTAATTTGCCCATAAAAGTAGTATTCACCTCCAAAATTAAGTGTTATTCCTGACATTGCTGATGTTGGTAATGTAATATAATTATTTAGATTGTATGTTGGTGCATTGTCATACATATCTTTTGTAATTTGTATTGTTGTCCCCGTTAACCCACTTACGGTTAAGTATCCACTATTAGTTGATGCTGACAACTGTGACATAACATCAATTTGTTTCCATTGTGTTGATGTTGGTCTCGTTGTCCCACTTTGTACTTTTTGTGCCAACACTCTCATTTGATTTGCAGTAAATCCTGTAGGTATTGTTGTGTTTTGTGAAATTAAAAATGGAAACTCGTTACCAAATTTTAAAAATATATTATATGTTGTTTGATTTGGGTCTAAAAGTGCTGGCGTTACTTTTGTATAATAATTACAATGTAAAGAATTAGTAAATGCGGAATTATTAAATCTGTATGTAACAAATATTGATTCGGTATTTGCACTAACAAGACCTTCATCATTTCCTAAAATACCATCACAAGCATTTGGTATGATTGTCCCTACCTTTGGTGCTGGAAGAGTCCAACTTCTATTTGATTTGTAAGAAAGTGCTGCGATGACTTCATCATCATCAAATATGACCATTTTAAGGTCAGGAAACACTTTACCAACCCTATTTGGATAACCGTTACTATTTGTGTGAGTATCCCATAACTGATAATATCTAAGACCAGGACTATTAAACCCTGAATCTTTTTTAGATTTCATATAATATACTTGAAATAAGTCAACTTGCGTAAACCCTGATGGGTCAGTATAAAATTCTTCACCTATGGTTCTATTAGGGTTTTTATGCCACATCAACCATGGGATACTAATTTTAAAATTCCTTGCTTGTCCTGTACCATTAGGATTTGTTGCGTCATATTCTTGTTGTGCAAACTTTTCACCATAGAAATTATCTATTGATTGGTTTGTGTAGTGTAGAATAGCAACCGCCTTTTGGTCTGATGGATTTACAGTAATTTGTTGACCCATTGAGTTATAAAAATATACACCTCCTGTGTCAACTTGTGCCGAATCCGTTTTATACCCAAAGTACTCTTTTGATCCAGTATATCCTGTAGATTTAAAATAATTGTAATCTAAATTTGTATTTCCAAATAAACCAGCAGGTGACTCAGTCCAAGGAATATTCATGTTCCACACTTTAACGTCTGATTGTGAAACGTCACAATTTGTTTCAAAATTAAAAACATTTGTCGCCCAATACGGTTCAGGGGTTACCGAATCATAAAGTGCCGTCATCCCTGAAGGGTAGAATATTACTCTTGAATTACCACTGAATCCCATTGATGAGAAGTTAGGTAATTGTCTATCAACTTGTATTGTTACCGTTGTTGAGCTATATGTGTTACCAGTAACTCCAACAACAACATAAGTAAACATAGGTGCGTTTCCACTTAGTGGTGTTACTGAATTATTTGTAAACAATGTCATTATCATACCAGGAGTTACTGTACCTGAAACTGAAGAGTTTAAAGTACTTGAACTTATTGTTAAAGTTGTCCCTGAATTAATATTTGAATTACCAACAATAAAATTTGGGGTGATTGTATATGCTGATGATGTATATGCGCTATAAGTTAGTCCGTTACCTGTAAAAAATCCTCTTGGAGCTGCAGAATTGTAAATGTCGTCAACAAAAGATGAATCATAAGCAATACCATAAGTACTTGCTGATGTTGAATCAACGTAAAGTGGGTATTTAACATGCATTCTATTCGTTTCAGGTGACGGCGTTGTATTTTGTGCATTATATTGTGGCATTAATACATTTAAATCTGATGGTTTTGAGTTTGCAATACACCCATAACAAACTTCACTATCTCCTACTTGAAAATATGATATGTTGAACTTACCTTGCGATATTTTCTTTCTTGCCGCATCGGTTAGTATCGTATTTATTAAACCTCCTGTTACTTTATTTATGTATGACATATTTTATAAATATTTCAATTGTTTTTTTATAGTTGTTGGTTATTAATGGAAGCTGCTGGTGTTCCAGTTCTACCTAAACTAAATGTTAATGGTTGTATGTTAGTATTTATTATCTCACATTGATTTTGGTTAACTAATTGTATGTTAGTTATAGATATGCTATCTATTATTTCTGCAGTTACCACACAACCGTTTACATTATTGGTAACTGTGACACCTTGTGTTACTGTGCCATTTACAGTACCTGTACCAACAATTTTTGCCGTATATTGTCTAATTGTGCTATTTGTTAAATAATTTGTGTATGTTAAAGTACTTGAACAAGGGACTGTTGATGAGTTATTTGTTATCACTATTGGGGTTTGGGAAGTTAAAAACTGACCTCCTCCTGTGGTACCTGTTGTTTGACTATAAGATACAGATGAGGTGTTTACCCCAACAGTTGTTGCCGAATAATTTGATGCATGTGTTAACGTAAAATTAAGTTCTTTACCCGCAGGTAGCGGTGGTGTCACAGAAACAGACCAATTCCATAACTTAGTTGTATTTGTTGTTGTGAAATTTAATTGTGTACCATTTGTAGGTGTTAAAGTTAAGTTAATTGTATATTGTGTCGGTGGTGTTGGCGATAATAAATTAACAGTATTAACTGTAACGTTACCAAAAAGATCTTGAATAAAGACTGTATAGTTACCTTCACTAAGGTTTAAAAATGTCGGGGATGATTGGTAAAAACTTAAATCATCAATTAATGAGTATGTATATGGTGCGGTTCCTCCAGCAACTGAAGTGACCGTAATAGTTCCGTTAGTTCCTCCTTGACATAATGGAGGAGTACTAGTCACTGTTGCCGTCATAACATTACCACAACTACCTTGATTGACTGTTATAATACTTGCCGGAATTGAATTCAACATATCCCAAGTACCAATTGGTGGACTTGTCGCATTTTGTAGATACGGTGTACCATTTAATGGCCATCCAGTTATTCTCCAACTTGTGTTTGTTGTGTTATAATATATTACTTGATTATTAGTTGATGATGTCCAAGAAGGGTACCCATTAATTGTCCCTCCAGAAAAAAACTGATATTGAGTTACTGTTGACTGATATATGTTTGTTAGACATAGAGCAGATGTATTTAAAACAACGGGTGCCGTTGGTAAACATTCTGAACAATTTTCAAATGGTCCTGTAACGGTTACCGCACTATAGTTATAATAAGTTTGTCCTGTGTATAACTCAATACCTTCACTAATCCAACACCCTTGTTGATTATTTAAAGAGTAAATTGAACCTCCGCTATATAGTAAACTTAAATTGGCATTATAATAAATTTCAGATAATGTTGTACAATTTTTAAATTTTTCAATATAAAACGTATCGTAACCAACGGTACAAGTTGTCGTTGCACTAAAATCACCGTAATAATCTTTTATTGTTGCCGTATAATTTCCTGATTGTAAATTAGTTATATTTTGACTTTGTGATCCGTTATTCCAAGTTATTGTATATGGTGGTGTACCTCCTGTTATAAATAAATTTATTGCACCATCACTTGTGAATGGTGTATATGCATTTACACTCTGACATATAACCCCCAATGGGAATAATGTTATAATATCACACGTATTTCCTGTATATCCTGCCATTTTATTATCCTACAGTTCTTATTGAGTACCAAATTTTTACTAACAAATCCCCATCTCCTGATGTTGGGTCGGCGGTTTGATTTGTTAAATAAATTCCGTTATTTGCTGTTATTCCAGTGTTGGTTGGTCCGTTCATTGATTGAACAATAAATATTGTATCGGCACCAAAACTTGCAAAATCAAAAATATCATTATATATTGTATTTGTTCCGTCTGTAATTATTACATTACCAACCGTAATGTATGGTGTAGTGTTAAACGTATATTCAATAATGAATTTTGCATCATAATAACCTGATGCAGGTGCGGGTAGTAACTCAACAGGTGTTGAACTTAAAGTAAGTATATCTGCCGATGGTATAGTGACCGCACTATAGTATTGATATCCTCCTATCACATCAGCAACTTGACCTAAGTTGGTTTTATATGATGACCCCGAACTACTTTGTGAGGTATCTCCGGTATTTACAATATGAACCAAACTGTTCAATGTTACTGCCGTCGCTGTCGTTTTATCTGTTAATCTTGCCATTTATTTATATATATTAAGTTTTATTCAAATTCATATGGTGTACCATCATTAAAGAAGAATACTTCTCCACCCTCAAATTGTTTATAGTAAGAATACTCCTCACAATATACACATCCGTTATCATCTATAAATTTTATTGAGTATACTTGACTTGATTCGTATATTGATGGTAATGTAAAATTATATGGAAATGTACTTGTTGTTCCAATGTATTGACAGGTTGGTGATGCCCCTGTACACGTATCACAAACCCATATATCTAATGGTAAGGTTCCTGTTGTTGAATTTACTGTTACTATTGTTGCCATATCTTAACAATTACCATTTACTATACAAAATTCTGTTATTTGACCATCTAAGTCAACACTATATATTTTACCTCCATATTTAATATAACTCATTATTACTGGTGTTATAAGTGTACTATCTTCATAAATATAGTCACCTGTTTGTAGTGGTTGTGTACTATATTCTGTATAGAATGTTATTTGAGTACCACCATTTGTTAATTCACAAACAGGACAAGAAACTCCAAATTCACCTCTACCTGTATACTGTAAATACGTTGGTGTTGCCGTAGGTGCTGGTGTTAAACAAGAAATACAAGAAGTATATGTTGTTGCGGTTGTCCCCGTAAACAAATTAGCATTTGTCCATAAGAATCCTGTTGGTGGTATGTAATTAACATAATAACCGACATACGTGTAACAATTTCCTGAGTAATCTTGTACTATACTACCACTAACAATATTTGTTGGTGGGTAAAGATTTTGTATTACCATAGTATTACTTGTACAAGATGTGAATATAAACGATGTTCCTACCGCATATGATACAGTTGGTGTAGGTGTAGGTGTAGGTGTTGGCGTAGGTGTTGGTGTCGTTGTCGGAGTAGGTGTTATTGCTGGTGCAACACAAGTACTACAATCTCCAGTAAATACTGAATTTATTGTTACAATATAATCTGAAGGACTACCAAATTCATCCTCAACGTAGGTAACACATTTATTACCCTCACTAAATAATGCCAAAAATGTTGTTCCTGTAGTAATCGCACTACTTGAATACACTAATGGGTTTGCAACAAATATCTCATTTCCATTATCACACTCAATTAATTTTTTAACTGTTATACATTCAAAATTACCATCATCAATTACAAAAGTTACCGATTGCCCAACAATATTATAAGGAAACGTTGCTGTTGGTGATGGTGTTGGGGTTGGTGATGGTGTTGGTGCAGTTGTTGAACTAAAACTAACACTCACAGTAAATCCTGAACAAATATCTACTGTAGGTGTAGGTGTTGGTGTAGGTGTTGGTACTATAGTGGCTGTTGGTGTAGGTGTTGGTACAGGTATTTCACACTCAACTAAAAGATCGAAATCAAACGTAGAACAAGGGTCATACGGAGTAGGTGGTGGTGTACAAAATGATATATGATAAATACTCTCGTCTAAATCGGGACAAACATAAGTCGTTGGGTTTGACCCATAAAAATAACAAGTACCTCCTAAACTATCAGATAAACACCAATTAGTACCATTAAAAAATAAATACCCTGGATCGGTTGACCCCGTCCAAAAAGGATATGAGTTATAATTACCGGCAACCACATAATCGCCACTTATACCAGAATAAGTGGTTAAAGGTATTGTGACACAAACTTCATTACTACAACAATCTGCAGTTAAACATAATGTATCGCTACAATCTGTTTGTAAGGTATAAGTCCCATCTAATTGTGTGAATATCGTTGAGCTAAACCCTGAAGTGAACGCAGATACTATAGTATAACAACCATTAGGTACCACTGGGTCACCTGAAAAGTGGTAAGTTAATCCCGTTGTTGCGGTTCCTCCTGTTGCAATCCAAGCAGCCTCGTCAGTATAGTACTGATAACCATCATAACAACAACCTTCAAATAATAAATTAGCCATTAAAGTTTAAACTTTATATATAAATAATCAAAAATTTATTTTATTAAATTCTTTTATTGGATTATATTGAAAATAATACCTATTATAGTATTTGTTTCCAATCGCACTCACCAAACCAATTATATGAATGGTTAATTTTTTTACTGTCTAAGTTTTTAAATTCAAAGGAACCCGTACTATTACTATCAAAATCAATTTGTTTTCTGATATTACCGTCAATAATCTCAAATGAATGACTTAAATGGTCAATTCCAATATTAGAGTAATCCCAAATATACTTTAACCTGTATAAATCATTATTTTTATATATTTCACAATATAGTCTGGTAAACCTGTCTTTAAATGGTGCGGTAACGTTAAAACTTTTAATTAATGTTTTTTTATTTTGTTCTGATAAACTTTCTATATAATTTTTTATTGTAATGTCATTAGAACCCTCACCAACAAAATGACAAATAAAATGTTGTTTTTTATGGTCAGTTCTAAACCTATTTAAAATTTCACTATTAAAAATTTTATAATCATCGGGACTTGATTGTGAAAGTACCAAATGTATAGGTCCTTGTTCAAACGGCCAATATTCGTAGTTAAAATTATTATTAATTATTTCTTTATGTGAGTATTCAATCCCTCTATTTGTATTACTTTTAGTATTCCATACAGTGTTTAAAAAATTAATTGTCCAATCATCATTTTTTAATATCATTACTCCTGTGTTAACTATTCTTAAATTATGTAGTTGATTGTAATCTAAATTAGGGTTTAATGATGTTATACCTCTATTTGTATCTTCTGATGCTATCATTAATTTTTTACTTGGGTTTTCATTACAAATAAAATCAAATCTAATTTCTTTATTTGTAATATATGCGTCATTATCTACCCAAACAACGTAATCGTATTCATTTGTTGACATAATCTCTTTTAGGTATAATATTTTGTCCCAACCAGGGTGTCTATCACTTAATCTTCCTTTATGGTATTTAAAATCGTAATTATGTTTTTTACAGTAACTTTCCTTATTAGGGATAGTGATGTTTGCAACATTTTGAATATTTTCAGTGTAATGAGATACTAAACATATTTTTAATTTTTTTAAATTAATAACATCAAAGGTTTCATTTTCATTAATACCTAAATTATTATTAACTCTTTTAACCGAATTAATAAAAGTTGATAGGTGAGATTCAGATTGTCTGCTACCCATATGATGGATAATAAATGTTTTGTCATTTGATGAATTTGGGTGGCTATTAAATTCCGTGGATGGGAATATTTTAAACTTGTCCGTATTTTCTCTATTAAGTTCTTCACACATTTTACCTTGTTCGTGTGGGAAACCATCATATGAATGTTTATCTAATTTATCTAAACTATATTCAGGAATGCTATTCCAAACTTTATTTAATAAATTTGACGACCATTCAGTGTTTTTAAATATCATAACACCAGTGTTAACCATAAGGTGCACAACCCCTTCAGTATAACATACATCACTACAAAATAATGAATCAAAGTTTAAGTTGTTTTTAATTAAATCAATAAATGATATATCAAAATTATTAAACACGGTATCACTATCCATCCATATCACATAATCATACTCAGGTAATGTTTGTATTAAACATTGTATCTTGTCCCATTGTGCGTGCCTATCAGATGCTCTACCGTAAAAAAATCTATAATCTAAATTATATTTTTCACAATATTTTTTTTTATTTAATGTTGCTAATCTTGATTCTTTTTCTATTTCTTCAGTGAATAAAGTGACTATACAAATTCTCATATTAAATTATAATTTACCTTCTATTTTATCACACCATCCTTTAGATGATGAGTAAGGCCACACAACCCAATATGATGGTTTTTCTGTTGTTTGAAACTCTCTCCATATTTTACAAACTCCTGTAGTATCTTTTTGTAGTTGTTTAACTTCATCTTTGTTTAAATCAAGTCTATTAATTGTGTCTCCTTTTGAATTATGAAACGCCACAACCCAAAAATCATAATCATCAAATGGTGCTCTATCTAAATTTAAATCAATACAATGTTTGAATATTGTAGAAAAACTAGTAATCCATTCTTCTTCACTATTAAAATCATATGGGTTTGGTGGGTAACTTTTATCTAATGTGTATTTTTGTACTGCTCGTTTTGAAAAAAGTAATCCTGAGTAAATTTCATAATCCCTTAATGTCCTAACAGTTCCAAACCCATATTTACCGTTATGTCCTGATTGTTCGTTACCGTCCATACCAAACAACAACCTATTCAAATTATGTGCACTGTTATTTAATTTCCACCATTCTTTATCATCATCCCAATGTTTTGTTCTACCATCTCTTGTGTATTCATGCCATAGTACAACTCTATGTGGGTGAAATAAATCATATCCATGGGTGAATGCCCTAACAGCAATTGATATTTCTTCCCCGTGAAAATAAAATTCAGGGTTATGTTGAACCTCTTTTGAAAATATTCCTAAAGTAAAACAAAAATGAGCAGAATAAAATCTTGACGGTACAGGTAATTCAATATCTTCCCAATTTGGGATCGTTTCAGGTAAAAAGAAAACGGCCCCTTCAGGTATAAATCTATCAAAAGTCATTCTCCAAGGAACTCTAACCCTTCCTTCAGGATCATTCTGTGGATTATATGATGATACGTACCCTGTAAGTAATGGTTTTGGTATTCCTATTTCTTGAAGTTGGTGAATCATCTCAATTAATGTTTCATCCCAATTTTTTTCAAATCTCATATGGGAATCTATTTGAAGAGTATACTCTTCGTCTTTGTATAATTGTTGAACTTGATTTCTTGCCCAACAAACTCCTTTCGCTTCTAAATATGGTACGTTAATAACTCTAAACCTGTCATCGTTATTATATTCCGATAAATCATCAAACTTATCTTCAGGATGAAATTGTCTACAAATACCAAATACTAAATTTTCAGGATACTTAGAGTTATTAATACAATCCTTAATTGTCGGTATTAGTTCAGGGTCTCTATAAGACGCAATTTGTATAAAAATCTTCATAATAAAAAATTATGAAACAATACAAATAAATAAACATTTAAGCTATCTCATATGACCCGTTCCAAATAAATCTATCACCATTTGCCCAAGTAAATGGTTGGGTCACATTTACGTCACTAGCAGTTCCATTTACAATATTTACATATTGCATAGGGGCTTTAGTGTTAAACCCCGCTCTTCCTCCAGCCATTGTAGCGTTATACCAAGCACTACCATTATCTAATAAAGTTACCGTCATTAATATGGCGTCAGCGTGTACAGCTGTAACCGGCATCGAGACGTACCATTCTCCTGTACCAAAAGTTGTTGTACTACCCATCGCAATATTTCCTCTTACAAAACACGTTTTACCAATTACTTTATACCAACCTTCTATAGTTCCATTATTAATCACTGGATTAGTACCACTTGCAGTCCAAACGGGAACATATGATGTCCAAGCAGATTCTATTTGTGAACCCGCAAGATTAAATGTTGTTGCAGATATTGATGTTCCTAATATTGCACCATCGGCACGAACATATGATGTTGTTGTTCCTGTAGCGTTAACACCCTCAAAAACGTTTGTAACATTATCCAATGTACCTGCACCATTTTTAACACTTAACGGACCTAATGTTGAATTAGTGGTTATTTCGGGTGTTACCGAATTATTATATGCTTGTTGTAGTGTTGTTGTAGATAAACCACCCGTTCCACCAAAACTCTCACCAAATTTAGAAACTAATGTGAATTTAGCATAATCAGTGTTTGTTAACGCTTCACCGTCAGCAACAATATCGTTTCTAACTGATAACACACCAATTAAAATACCTGTAGTTTCAGCATTTGGATAAACCACAAAGGTTTCTGATTGTATCGCGGCAACCGCCGCAGCCAAATTGTTGTATTTATGTTGTCCATATAGGATATTTATAACTCCAGTTGGGTAAAGGTAAATTCTTTGGTTGGATGAGTCGTCAACACCCGCAGCACCCATACTTGTGATGACCCCGCCAACATCATATTTTGTTGGATCTATAACTGATACCGAACCACTTGTTCCTCCTGTTTGTGTTCTATAAAAGAAAGATGCTGGTGTTTTTGCCGAAATACTAACACTATCAGGGTTTAATTGATTTGATACCCACCCAATACCATTACCCCATAAAGTCCCAGCAGTTGTATTAATTGTTAGTCCAGTATTCGCAGATGGTATTACTCCTTGATTTATTAATCTTATCGGTGTCCATAAATCACGAAGTGCCGACATAGGTGAAACGTCAAAATCTACAGTATTGTTAACATTTAATATGGATGTCCTACTTGGGTGAACAACTTTACCTAAAAGTATATTTTCTCTTCTTTGTTGTGGTGTTGGGAATGTTGTTTGTTGTGTTATTGTGGACGCACTAGTTAATAAAATGTAGGTGGCGTCTGCAGTTGCGATGTTTGTCATTGTAATTCCTGTTCCACCCGAATAATAAAGATTAGTAACATCAGGTGATGTTGCAAAATTATATGTGTTATTTACGATCCATCCTCTAGCGGGAGCAACATTTATTGTTGTGGAACTGGCAACAGACATTCCTGTATACTCATATATTCCCGTTGAAATTACATTACCCTCAAGGATATTTCTTTCAATATCGGTTAAAGTTAAATTACTATCTTCATTATTAATATTTACATATATTTTACCTGTTGTTGTTCCTGTTTGTAACACATAACCAATTTCATTTGTTCTTGCACTAAACGGTAACGATGAGGTTGAGTTAACATATCCTCCAGGTGTTGAGTTGGACAAATATAATGTGTCCCCATTTGCAAAGGTATTTAATGTAATACCACTTAATATACCATTAACAATGACTAAACCATCACTACCACTTGATATGTTTTCAGCCGCCAACCCGATTGGTCGTGGTGTTCCTTGTGCGTGATTATTTGTCGCTAATGCAATGCTCGGTAATGTATTAGTAGTTCCTGTAACCATAACAACACTACCTTTATTTATCTGTGATCCTGTTGCGTTATTTCCTCTAACATATAGTTGTTGTCCCATTGCAATTGGAACGTTATTACCAATAATATCGTAATAAGATAATGACTTTGATGTATTATCAAAGAACATTCTTCCGCCAACAGCAGAAGGATTTGTGGATCCCGTAGTAAAATCAATATATGTTGTGTTAGATATTGTGTTAGCGGTAACACCACTTGTAAAACTTGTATTACCTGTCACAGTTCCACCACTTAATGGTAGGTAACCGTTAGTTGTGGTAGGTAAATTTAAATAAGTGGTTGCAGATATTGTTGTTGCCGTTAAACCCTGATTAAAAATTGTTTTTCCTGTTACTGTTCCACCACTTAATGGTAGATATAATCCTGATGTGGATGGTAAGTTATTGTATGTTGTTGCTGATATTGTTGGGACAATTAATGTTCCAGTCATAGTATCCCCACTTGTGTTAACGAAGTAAGAAGAAAATACATTTATCACTTGCGAAAGTTTTGCCTTATATGATGATCCTGCAGGATTTTGTGATATGTCAGCTGGAATAACAACGTGTATTAAACTGTCTGTAGTTACCGCACTTTGTGTAACTAAGGTTCTGTCCGTTAAATATTGATAAGTTATTGGCATTTTATTTTATAAATATTACAATCATTTATTATTGGAATGTAAAATAGTTATCATCCATAAATATAAATCCAAATCCATCTAGGAATAACTGTTCTCCGCACACTATTTTTTGTTCGTGAATACACCCATTTAAATCTATTAATTTAACAAAAAGTACATTTTCTCCAGGAAAATAATTATCGGTTAATATATAAACATCAGGAGGAATGTTTGTTAATCCCGATATATAAAAACATGAGGTATTATTTTCATCACATAAAAAAACGTCATAAGGTGATGTTCCACTAGTTGTTCCTGTTATTTGAAGTATCATATAGATAAATACTTTTAATCACATAATGTCAAATTATCTCCATTTTCTGCAGTTATTTCAAATAAGTCTTCTGTTAATATGAAACAAGTATCAACACAAGTATATAATTTAAAATTATAACAACCTCCGCTGTCTATAGATTGTATTAATAATGTAGTTGCGTTTTGATAAAAGATAGGTAAAACATATATTCCAATAGATGTACCTAAAAATGTACAGTTATTACCATTTTGGTCACACACGTAGTAATTTATTGGTGCCGTTCCCCCACTTACTCCTGTTATGTCTATTGAATACGCCATAGGTTAACAATTTTGTAAATATACGATGGTTCCACCACCTCCTACGGTTACTTTTCGTCTAAGACTTAAAGGGTTAGAAGATTTAATCGCCTTTTGACATAAAGTCCCTGGCGCCCCTCCACAAGACGCTGATGGTGAGACCGTAGTAGTTAAAGAAGGGTTAGTATAAAGTACTGTTCCCACACTTAATGTTGGTGTTGATGTATAAAGGGTTAACGAACCAATCGGGTCTGCACAGGTTTGTGGTACACCAAGAGCATAATAAGCGCTATTCGATAACCAAGTATAATAAACAGGAGTAGGTGTTGGTGTTGGTGATGGTGATGGGGTAGGTGTTGGTGTAACCGTAGATGTTGGTGTAGGTGTTGGTGTAACCGTAGATGTTGGTGTAGGTGTTGGTGTAGGAGTTGCGGTAGGTGTTGGTGTAGGTGTTGGAGTTGCGGTAGGTGTTGGTGTAGGTGTTGGTACGATATCCTCGCAGCTAATATCATATTCCACGACTAACGCTAAACTGAACCCCGCATTTCCAAGTGGGTCTTCACCTACTTGACAATTAGATGCAATAAATAATGTATTGTTTAATAAATCAATTTGGTAATCCCCAACTTCAGGTATTGATGATAATATAGTTTCTATTGATTGTTGCCATCCGCTGTCGTTTTCAACTAATACCGTTTGAGTGAAGGCACTTCCATTTAAATTAATATTACACTCTAATGTGTAATAGTTAATATAACAATTTGTATATCCAGATGTTAAATCCAAAAACCCTTCTGAAATCATTTCAACTATCCCTCTTTTGTTTCCTGTTGTAGTTGTAAAAGAATTATCACAGATTTCATAGCTTGTGGTTCCCGTTATAAGATTAACGTTACAGTTAATATTAAAAATTGTTGTGTCTGTACACCCACTACTATCCGTAACTATTAGTTGATACGTTCCTCCTGATAATCCGTTTATTGTTGACCCCGTTTGTCCTACAGGTACATTATTTGACCAAGTATAGGTAAATGGTGGTTCACCCTCGTAAACAATTACTTCAACCGCACCGTCATTACCCAAAACACAATCGGTTGTTATAACGTTAGAATTTAATAACCCTAAGGACCCAATACTAAAGTTTTGTGAAACAATACAATTAAGACCATCAATCACTTGAATTTCATAATTTCCTGGTTGTAGGTAATTAAACGTGTACGATGACAATGGCCAATCAATAACGGATTGAGTTTCTCCACCAATTAAAATAAAATCTAAAGGTCCCGTATATCCCGTTGTTACGTCAATTGTAACCGCACCGTTAGGTGAACCACAAGTGGCCCCCGTTAATGAAACGTTAATTCCAAATGTTGACTGAGTTTGAACAACAAGTGAATCAACATAATAACATCCACTTGATTGTCCAGATATGATAAGAACATACGTGTCGTCTTGTAAATTTGTAAAAGTCGTTAATTCATTTGTTGTTGAAAAACTACTATAGTAGTTAGTACTAATACCGGATAATGAATATAAAAATGGGGTTATTCCTTCAATATTTGCAATTATTTGAGCATTTCCTGGATTACAATTATTATTTACAACAGTCGTACTAATAACATTAAATCCATTAACTGTTGTTAGTGTTGCAAAAACATTAAGTGGACAGAAATTAGCATCTCTAACACTAATAACATATGGCCCTGCGGGTATATTGGGTATTGTAAATGTGTTTGATAACGTATACCCTTGTTGTCCTGTATTTGCAGAATAATAAAATGGTGCGGTTCCGCCTGTTAATGTAACAGTTATAGAACCGTCAGACGCAAAACAAGAAGGATTAACTGATGATAGTAAACCAACGCCAAGTGGGTCGGCAACACCAATAGTATCCGAACCTGTTGTTTCACATCCGTAATAATCAGTAACCGTAACACTATATGTTCCAACAGTCAATCCTGTCGCTACTTGTGATGTTTGTCCGTCTGACCATAAATACGTGTATGGTCCTGTACCCGTTATTCCCGTTACGGCAAGTTTACCTGTATTTATAACGCAATTAGATGCGTTTACTTTCCATAAACCAAATTGCGTTCCTGTACTCGCGGATATTATGACGTTTTCGGTATTTGCGGTACTAAACCCATAATCGTAAATGGTTGCATAATATATTCCATCAGACAACCCGTTTATTTGGTATGGTAAAGTATTTGTTAAATAATTTTGGTAAAATAGATTATCTTTATAAAGTATTAAACTATATGGTGCCGCAGTTGAGGTTGAATTAACAAAAAACGATCCGTTATCATTACCACAAGTGGTTCCACTAGTGTTTGTTATATTTGCACTAAAACAATCTGATATTTCAACGTTAATAAATAATTCGTTGTTTTGAATTCCAAGAGAGTCGTTAAGTCTAAAAACATAAGTCCCTCCAGTTAAACCCGTGAAGGTTATTGCTGAAGTACTTGTTTGAGCGGAAATACCTCCTGGTGTTATATTATCAATAGTGTATGGTGGTGTTCCCCCATATGGTTGTATTGTTACTTGCCCTGTTGGGTTGTTACAAACTCCCGTAACGGTAAAAGTATAACTAAGTGGTCCTTGATTACAATCTAAGGTACAAGGTGTTCCACTATATAATAGTAATCCTACGGTACTTGCAGAATATGCCGAATCAACACACACGCTTTGTAAACCAGGACTAATACCCGATTGATTTAATCCGCAACAATCAAAATAACTATAATAACCTCCTAAAGTAATTCCTGAAATACAAGCCATTATTAGCAAACAATATTAATATCTAAACCAATACTTAGGTTTAGTCGTTTATTTGTGAAATCATCATAACAAGTAGAATTACTAATTGTTAAAACACCACCTGTAAAATAATAGTTTAAACCGTATTGATATAAATACTGAAGTTTATTATCTATTGCGTTTATAACATCATAATACGTTAATGGTATTCCACTAATTGGGTCTTCCGCACTTTGTCCATAACCTGTATAAAAAAGTTCTGATATTAATGTATCTTCTTGATTTGTTATCATATCAATTAATTTAAGGTTAACATACCAATTAGAAACCATACTATTAAAATTACAAGATGGCCCAACACCGGTTAGTGTAAGTGCTTGGGTATTTAACACATCAATAGGGTCAAAAATAGTTAAAGTACATTGTGTTGTTTGGTCAATACAGTCGTACGTATATGGTTCTCCATTATAAGTACAAGGGAAACACGGTACGTTAAGTGGTGTGAAAGTACAACCTCTTTGTCTTCTCCAAACAAATTTTTGTCTATGGAATGCCGAATTGTCCATTTTTTGTCCTGTATTCCACAAAGTGGTTGCAGGTACAAATTGTTCAACTAATCTTATCCAATAATCACCTAATGATAATGTAAAGTCTATCATTTTTTGATATGTGAACTCATTATTAGGAATATTTAAAGTTTGATTAGTATTAATATATTTCCAAAAAATAGATTGTAGTGTTGGGTATCCTCCTGTTTTACCGTCAGATATCCATTGTCTATTTCTAACATTTATAAAATTATTATAAAAACTTTGAGCAAATTCAAAAAATGTTTTTTGATTTGGTTTTGGGTCAATATATGTCCAATCAACGTCACCAGGCGATGGGTAAGGTGCAGTTAATCCACTATTAGGTATTGGGTATCCATAATTTGCCGACATATACCAAATGTCGTAAGTTATACCTTGTCCCATATTTAGATATAACTCCATATTTTTAACATTTAATACTAACCTATCATCCTCAACATCATAATTTGTTGATGATATAGGGTCCGTACTTTTTCTTAGTCCTATGTCGTTACTTTTCCAAGATTTTTTATTATCTATCGTTCTTGTTAAATTATACCCTAAATCTAAATACGGAAAATTATTATATCTATCCAAATACTCTTGACCATATGTGAAAGGTTCTAATACCGATTTAATAACAGGTATCTGAGAATTTAAATCAGATTTAGTATAACTAAATTTTTCAGGTGACCTATGTTGTGGGGTAACCTCAAACCAACCAGCACCTTTTTGAAAGAAATAATCGTCAGTATATGTTGGTGTTTGTGGATATCCAGTTTCGGTATCTATTGGAAAATCATTAATAGTTAGATTATTTCTAACCATTACTCCTGAAGTTGAATATCCGCTATATTGTACTCCCCAAATAGAAAATACGTTATTACTTAAATATACAGGTTTTGTTACATATTTGGTCCCTCCTGATATAGTTGCGTACTGTGTGTCAAATTCATCTAATGATATTTTTTGGTCAGCCAAATAAACATACTCATTAAATTCAATTAATGCTTCAGGTGCCCCAACCATTCTTAAAATGTATTCTATAGATTTTCTTGTACCTTTTGATTTAAATAAAAATGCTGAATTTAATATTAGATTTCTATAATATTGGTAATTTAATTCAGCAGGTGTCTGTTCTTTTGATTGTCCAGGGTATATTACATCATTAGTTGTCGTAAATATTGATTCAAGTAAACCGTCATTAGTGATAGGTGAGACTCCTGAATTCCATCCTAATGTTTTTGATAAATTTGATAGTAATTGTGATGGTATATCATTACCAACAATATAGTTTACTGAATTTATGTTACTAAGGGCATCAATGAATTTTTTTGTTTCATCAAAACTTCTACCGTAAATTTGTAACACTTTTTCAACTTTTTGGTCTCCAGTATCAAATTCTTTTAAACTTCCTGATGTTAAAAATCTACTAATAAGATTAGTTTTAAATTCATCTAATCTTTCAGCAATATATTGTATACTTTCAAGATATTTGTCAAAATTATCGGTACTAATATCTAAGTTCCATAACCCATCAAGTTTCCAAGTGACAATACGATTAATTAAGATATAATTACCGTTACTGTCATAATCAGGATATTTAAAACTTACTGTATATTTTGGAAATCCGTTTCTATTTAAAAGATAATCTTCAACCTCATCAAATGCATCTTGAAATATTTTCTCGGTTGTTAAGTTGTTTGGTTTTAATAATATTGAATCCGTAGTTGTTGTTGAGGTAAATGGTTTACCTTTAACCACTATTGGGATTGTTCCTGCACTTAGTGTTTGTGTTGGGTCAAAATCCACAATGTCAAATTGGTTATTGTAATCTCCGACATATAAAGCATACTCTAAAAATTTAGATGTCATATTTCTATAATCACTAACCTTAGTTGTTCTTGTTTTTAAATTTTGTGTCGCGTTAACTGAGTAATCAATACCAAATGGGTTCTTAAAGAATTCAACGTTTACCTCAAAACTTGTTTCATTCTCAATTGGGTCATATACAATGTTATATGCAGTATAACCCGTTGTTAGTCCGTAAGTTTGACTATCAATTTGAATTGCCGCAGGAAAATAGTTAATAATTTTAGTTATTGATGCGGACATTCTTTTTTGTAATGACCCATACAAAGAAAAACTTGTTATTTGTGATAAATCAAAATTAGGGTAAACCTGAAAATTCTTTTTTATTATTTGTTTGGTTTCCGCAATTGATTCAATATTTAATGTTTCTAATGTGTATGGATCGGAAAAAACACCAGTATCAAAAGTTCGGTTAACTTTCTCATATATTGATGTTGTGAATTCAAAGTTTCCTTGCGTTAGCCCTCCACCCGATACTAATTGAAAACCAACTAAGTCATCAGAAAACGTACCCGATCCAACAGGTGCGGGGTTTGGGCATATGTACTTAGTTGTCGCCATTAACTAATAATGTTTGTGAAGTTTTTACTAAAATCAATGTTAGTACCCCTATCTTGTCTAACCTCATAAAGTAATTCATTAAAGTTATCTCTAACCTCAAATAGGTTATATTGTTTATAGATATTTCCTGAACTATCGTACAATGTGTATATCCCATCATCAATACTCTTAGTTTGATTACCGTATAATGCAATTGCTAAAGTATCTATATCGTAATTAGCGATTTGTACTTCAACAGTCATAGGGTTAAAATATGTATTAGTAATTATAATGTTTTGGTTTGGTTGTCCAATGAAGGGTGTTGCGTTTGGTTTGTTAGTTGGTGATGCCGATGGTGATAATGTACAAAACATTAAATCACTATTTCCTTCAACATATCTATATCTTAATGCTTTTTGTGTTGTGTTATTAACATCAGTGAATACTGGTTCACAATAGAATGAGGATGTTACAATTCTATAAAAATTTGGTATTTTTGTTCCATCAGAATTTAAATATTCAATTCTAAACCCGACAAGACCTTGGCTTACAAATTTATTTCTATACGCCTGAGGTACTTGATTAATATCAATGACAATTCCTCTAACATTAGGTAAAGCACTTAAAACTCCACAATCACTAATTACTGTTCTTATTTCTGCGGGTCTTATATATAGCGTATATATTCCAATATTTGAAAACTCGGTCGCAGGTAACTTAAGATTGTATAAACCACCTAATATTTCAACATTATTATTTCCTCCAGTACTTCCATTATGAAAATAAGGTGTTAATATACTTGATGCGTTTAACTTTTTTAATACAAAATTTGTTGTCACGTCCCTTGATGGGGTATAATGTAATATTATTTCAACATCTTGTGGTGAAACGTCTGCTGGTCTTACAATTCCATATGCTCCTAAAGCCATTTTACTTTTTATTTATAAATAGTTTATGTCGTTTTTTTAATTTGTATTAATTTTGAAATATCCATATCCGTATTTCTCCATGTCTCCAATATTATCCACCTCACCTAATCTTTCTAAGGATTCAAATGCGGAATATTGTCCTCTTTCTACTAATATATCTGTCTGTATTTCAGGGTCCATAACAAAATCCATTAATATTTCATTTTTAGTTATAGCAGACGCCACTATATTATTTGATGTAGTTCCTGAAGACCCAACAACAAAAATTGTTTTACCGTCATTAAAATCAACGTAATTGATGTCGTTAATAGTATATGCCGTATATGTTGATGTTATTTCACTAACATATCCAACAGATTGTCCTCCTAAACTTAAAATGTACCCAACACTATAACTTTGTGGTCCCCATCTTTTTAATTGTTTTAGATTTGAGTTTGTGTATCCGCTAATAATAAAAGGTACTTGTGTATAGTTGCTTGATAATTGTGCCTGTATATTATTTTCTGAATCTCCCGTAAATATGTAATCGTAACTTATTGGAATCCCGCTCCAACTTCCTCCTTGTGGTGTAAAAGTAATTTCACCCAATAAATTATCAACGGTAACACCTGTAAATGGTACCGTAACAAGTTTTTTAACTTCAGTTATACCCCAAGGATTTGTTTGAGTAAAGGTTATGGTGTATGTTTGTGGTGTAGTTGCATATGTGTGGTCCTGACTTAAAGTATCAATAGTTAAATTTGATGTTGAAGATGCGTCACCCCAATTAACATTATAAAATGATAGGTTTAAATAATTTTGGAAGTTGTATCCAGCACTATTATAAACCACAACGTTATATGGTGAAATAGGATTTCCTGATATTATAAAATTAGTAACAACATCTTGTTGTCCAATAATTCCATCAAAATCAGAATAATAACCAATATCATTTATACTTTGTTCTATTAGTATTGGTATTGTAAGTCCTGTCAATAATGACGATCCGTTAGTTCCCCCACTTAAAACGTAGGTCAGACCACTATATACCCCAAAAGTATTGGTGTTATATGTCTCTAAAAAAATATCATCTTTAAGGACTTCTGGAGATATTGTTATATTAATTTTCTTAGGGTTCATTATGGGTTAACGTATTCATACCATTTTATGGGATTTAACCCTGTACCAACTCTACTATAACTACCATTTATAGATTGTCTATATACCGTATATTCGTATGTATTATAATTTAAAACATATTTGTAGTAAAAAAATACTTGTTTATTTATATTAAAAATGTTTGGTCCAACAAATGTTGATTGTGGTACATTTATCATTCTAACAAATTCACCTTTTTTTGCGTTAAAAAATTTAGCACTAACATAAAACTCATTCTGAGGAAAATAGTTTTTATCTTTTAACCAATAAATAAAAAACCCTTCTTTATCCGCACCTGTGTAATCTAAAACAAAATCAGGTTTTTTTACTTGGACGCTTACTAAATTATTAGGTGGTCCTATTAATCCGTTTTCTTTTAATCCTTGTTGTGTTGGTAATATCACGGATAATAATATCCTTTGATTTTCACTTACGTTTGTGTCGTAAAAGTCTAACTTAAAAAAACTACCTTTAAATGAGTTAGCAAAATAATATATTTCGTTATCGGTAAATGATGCGTTTTGATAATCTATAGCCCAATTTGAAATTGTGGAGGCAGTAACTTCAGATAAAAAATTATAAAAATAAAATTTGTAATTTATTGATGTTTTTACGTTATTGATGAATGGTCCCATTCCTGCGGTGTATGTTGAGTGTGCGAATTTTGTTATTTCACTATCCTGTGGTGGATTGATGATATCTTTTATCACATTAGTCTCATACTCACGAACGGCATCACCCCTACCTTCAAAATCAAAAGTTATTTCTAATGGTATATTAATAAAACCATCTTTATTACTTACCGTTTTTATTATTTTATCATTCACAATCGTCAACAGTTGGTTGGTTTATTATAGTAACGTCCGCAGAACTAACATCTCTTTGTACGTTATAGTTTAAAAAATAAATAGATTTAAAAGGGTAATGGGCATTATTAATAAATGGTATATTTAACCCTAAATTATTACCGTCAATAAACCCATAGGTGTATAAATCTCTCCATATGAATTTACCCAAATTATTTGAGTAGTAGGAATAAGGTGGAACAATGTCTACCTCATCTTTTAATCCTGTCTCAATATAATCACTAAAAACTCTAATCGGTATATCATAATGGGGTCTATATAGATACCCAGAAGGATAATTACTAATTGAGTTATCAAAAAAAACGTCAGTGTTAAGTGAGTATTTGTGATATATAGGGGACAAAACATATTCCTTTTGTTCTATATCATTATATTCACAAAAATCACCTTTTATTATATCATTCTTTTTTAGTAATCTATTATAATAAAAGGTATATCCACCTTTAACATATGATGAAACGGGTATATTATCTTTATTTAACAATGATTGGTGGTCCCACCATAAATCCGTAGTATCTTTAAGAAAATTAAATTCCCACCCAATATCAAGAGCAGTTGTTTGGTTCTGCGGCGGTTTATTAAACCAACCCATATACCCTCTATTAATAATTGTTAAATATAACTTAGTTATTGGTTTATTATTATTATCAAACAATGGTGTAACATCAATGTCTTTATTAACCATAAAACCATAACTTTGTGTGCCTGTTTTTACAGAAACTCTTTGTACGTTATTTGGTGTAAGTGCCGAATACTCTAATTTTTTCTTATTTGGGAATGGGTTATTTTCAAACCCAAGTTTAGTTATAAACGTATCCTCATTATTTGTTATAATTTTATGTAACCTAACGTAATACCTTGATTTACTTTCTCCTGAGTTTTCAATGTTAATGATTCGTTTTAGTAATCCAGTTCTACCATTATAAACGTCGTTTTGGTCAAAAGCTAAATCAAATATAGAAAAAACGGTATATTCCGACCTGTATGTTGCATCCCCCAAAGAATATATTTGAAATGTATTTTTACCTCCTAATGTAATATTAAGTTCTACTGATTGACCCACAGTTAAATTATGATTGGTACCACAATAAAAATATACAATTTGTTTACCATTAAATGTTCCTTTTTTCATTGTAAATGGAATACCTTCGCCAGCATTAAATACTATTGGTTGTGTAGAAAAGGTTTCATTTGTGTATGACATTGTTTGTGCAGTAGTACTACTAAAAGGGTAACTAACATAAAAACTCCAATTATATGAGGTCGCACTTTTAGGTACTAACGTTACATGACCATCAATCCCTCTATCTCTAATCATACCAAATTCATCATACTGTGGATATCCTTGCCAAACACCTGTATTTATTGAAGTTTCTTGATTAATTAAATAAAGATTGTTTTTAAATGGTGTATAGTTGGTTTTACCCGATAATGTATTATCAAATATGTTTACAATCTTACCACTTAATCTAAACACGTTTGAAGAGTTTCTTTCTTCATCAAATATTTCATTTAATCCGACAATTGATGACCTATCTCCCTGCACCATATCGCGTCTTGACCCCATAAGTGGGACCTGTATTTGTTCATCAACAGTTGCTGAACCGGCAAATCTTTTAGAACCTAAAACTATCCTTATATTATCATCTTGTCTCATAATGTAGTACTAATAATATATTTTTTAATGTATCTGTTTATTGCAGTTTTACCTCTAAATAATCCAAAATAAAAATGATAAGGTGCACCAACAACAAAGTGTTGCCCACTCTGATTAGTTGATGGTCCAAATGTTGGTTCTCCTGATGGGGTGTAGTTAAATATGTAACCAGTATTACTTCCATTTGTTGCCTGAAAATATGGTGTTGAATTAAATGACATTTGTTGGTATGGGTACGAGTTTATACCGTTTAATCCGGTGTACCAATTATTTTTTTCACTACCTAATATTGAAACGTATCCGTTATCATCGTTTCTTGTCCACTTGTATGTAGGAACAACCTGAGTTGACGGGTACCCATTTGTTTGAAGTACATTACCAAAGGTTAAAGTCCCTGGAGTTAGTAATATTCTATTTTTAGTGTTTGCAGAATATAATACGCCAATTACTGGGTCACCATTTGTTGTTGATAAATATACGTCATTGTCGTCGTAAAATTGGTCATTAAATGGTAACGTTCCATACTCTGAATTTATACTAAACATTTGAGCAACATCACCATCAATACGTAACCCTGACCGACTAAATAGAGCCAATACTGAGGCATTACCTAATCCCGTATATTTATCAGCAGCAGTAGTACTTAAAAGTCTAGATAAAAAGAAAAATAATAATATAGTGTCCGTTGGGCTAAATGTTGTACTTCTAAATGTATCAATTAAGTAACCATCTAACTGCGGATTAAAACAAATTTCTTTTGTAAATTGGTCTCTTGGTCCTAAATCCATTATTGTTGTGGGAAAAAATATATTTCTCTCGTTTAACCCTTGGTAATCCGCCGCAGATACCCACTGACCTCCAGCCCATTCTTTTTTTCTTGGTAATTGTCCTACAAATATATTTTGAGTATGACTATATGGTGCCGATCTATAAAAATAAGAACTTTTTACATTATCATAATATATTGGTCCTTGATACGGAGCATTTGTTGAATATGGTGATCCACAAAATTTTTGTATTGGGTTATTATCTTCATCAAATATTGTTTGTTTTTGGAACCCAAATGTGTATAATCCTCCGTTAACCCAATTATTATGGAACGTATGAGAAAAAATTTCTCTACATGCCGCAAATGAGAAAATAAATCTTGATTTCCATTCCGCCAAATTATTGGCATCTCTTTCTAACTGTTCTCTTGATAGATATTCTTTTGATACGAAATAATAACATCCTCCTATGACTGTTTGTTGTTGTGGGTTACCTTCAAAATTATCCGTACAAGGAGATTCAACACCAAAACTTTCACCGTTACCTGAATAACATGCAAGTGGTACCAAACCCTCACAAGATAAACTATTAATTACTAAATCAGACACAGTACTTCCTGTGGGTTTATCCAAAAAGTCTGCGCTTACACCAATATTTAAAGGAGTAAATGGGGTGAATGTTAGTTCTGTTGATAGTCCTGTCTCAGACACCTTATACATTTTAAAGTTATCATTTAAAAATAAAGAAAATGATGTATTTCCTGATACCTGAGTTGCTGTTGAGGTAGGTAACCTGTCTGACCTAAAAACTAATCTAGAACTATTATCAATTGATATGTTAGGTGTGTTATCTAAATGGTATGCCGGTGAATAAACTCTAATAAAATTAGAAGTATTGTTAATATCCACATTAATTCCTGTAGTTATACTTGATCCAACAAAAGAAGAACCTTCAATATTACTTTGTGGTAAAACAGAGGTCGCGAATCCTGTTGGTGTGATTGTTGCTGGTGGGTCAGCAACGTACCAATTAAACCCTACGGTATTTGTATTTTGTGACCAATTGTACGATAGTGGTGAATATACACCAACAGGGGATGTAAATGATGCGATATTTCTAGCATCATTATTATACGCAACGTGATTTGCTTGTGATTTATCTGTTGAATTATAATATTTTATTGAATTGTTTGTAAACGCACTCCAAGACGCTTGTGGGAATATGGCTAAGTTTCCTGAAGGTCCAGGACTACAATAAGGTCTAAAAAATAATTTTGGATTTCTATTATTTATTACATTATGACTTTCAGGAGTACTAGAGTCGTTCCACCATTGCGAATTAGTCACTCCAGGACCTTGCCAAGGTTGTGTGTTTGTGAGGTTACCCATATTATTTTGTGAAGGAATATTTAAATAATAGTCACCTAAAACCTTTATTGTTCCCAAACTTTGTCCAAATAACTCAGATAAATCGTATTCAATTCTTTGTTTTTCCGTATATGGGTCAACCCCTCTAGTTAAAATTATGATTTCTTTATTTTTAAAATTACTAACATAAAATTTAGGAAGAGCACCATAATTAGGTCTAGAAATTACTTTCCAACTATTATAAACCGCAGGTTCAGGTGAAACTAAAACAGAACCTTGTACGGATAACCCTTGTCCGTTATCTAAGAATCTTTTTACGTTTGTTGATGCTGCTTGTGTTGCTCCAAGACCCTGAGACGGCAAACTAAAACTACCACCAACCATAAAATTGGTATTTTGTAATCTTTTTACCGTAAGAATTGCGTCGTTAGTAGAATACGCCAACCATACTATCTGATTAGTGTCTACGTCACCATTAGAATTTAATCTAATAATTTGTCCACTATTTACAGTTTGCGAATTTTGATTAATAAATGAACTAAATACCCCTCCAACTATAATTTTTTCATTTAATGCACCATCTAAATAAAGATCCAAACCAAATACCTCCTCGTTAAAGTTTGAAGTAATTGGTTGTCCTAAAGAATAGTGGTTAAACCCTGGTATTAATCCTCCTGATGAGTTTACTTTTATTAGTCTACCAACTTGTGTTCCTTGATATGATGTAAATCCTCCCCCAATATAAACGTTATTAAACCCATCTAAAGATTCTCTAATTACATTTGCATAGTAGTTTATATCATTAGCGTTTGGTGATGGTGAACATATATAAAACCCTGTGTCTTGTAAACCATTTGTTTGTAGTCTACAAGCGTATCTAGCACTTTGGTTATTATTATATAATGTAAACTCTCCCGCGACTAGTATATTACCGTCACTCTGTAATGATATGTCATTAACTGGTGCGTTAAATCCTTTATTTGCCCCAATATAAGTATTAAAAGTGGCATCATAGACACCAAGAGAACTTAAACGAATAATTCGGTTTGCCGATTGTGCACCAAAATTAGTAAATTCTCCACCAACTAAAATTTTACCATCAGATTGTATAGTTACTGTTCTACAACTATCATTAAAATCATTAGAAGCGACGTTAAAGGTTGGGTCTATAGAACCGTCACTATTAAGTCTAACTATTCTACCGATAGATGATGTTCCATTATAAGAAGTAAAATCCCCAACAACAACAACTTTATCATTTGATTGCACTTTAATACTTCTTACAGAACCATTAAATCCAGTACCAATAGAAAACGAAGGGTCAATTAAACCTGATGGTAATATTCTAACTATTCTATTTGATGTGTTTGTCCCATATGATGTAAAATCTCCACCTAAATAAACATTACCTAATGAATCCTCATCAATAGTACGAACAACTGCGTTTGGAAAAAATCCCCAAGAAACATTTGTTGTTGTTCTGATACCTTTACCCCATCTACCTTTCATCCCGTAGTTATATACGTTTTGTTGTAGTGGTCCGTAGTTATTAAAGTTAATATACTGTTCAAGTTGTTCCATAGTTCCTCCAGTAACAAACTGAAAGTATTCCAATCCCGTTTTAAATTTATAAGCAATTTTATCTTTTGTTAATTTAAGGTATACTTGAGCGTTTTGATACCCGTACCAAGGCTCATAAAAGTTAACACTTCTAGTAACCAATCCATTTAAATTGTATGCGGTGTTTCCTGTTATGGAATTTGTACCAAAAGAATTAAGTGTGAATCCCGTTAAATTTGGGTCCTGTATGGTATTAATATCCGTAAAGGTCAATAGTTGACCTGGTGATCCCATACTTGAAAGTGTGCCTTCGTCACAAACCAAAATTAATGGTTGGTCTTTGAATGGTTGTGATGGTACCTCAACATTTGTTGATGGGTTTATATTTTTTATTGTTGTTGTTATTTTATTAAATTCGTAATACCCTTGTCTACTATTTAACCTATTTAATGCCTGTGACCAATGAGCAGTAAACATAACTGACGCCGAGGCACTTGATTGTGTTGGCCAAGTTAATATTGGTGATTTAAAAAATTTATACTTTTCTCCACTAAAATCCCCATTGTATCCTGCAAGTCCTTGTCTTACAGCACTATTTAAAGATAGGTCTGTAAAATCATAATTAGAATCAGTGTTAGAGTTAGGGTCGGAATTTCTAATTTGATTTGCAACAAAAGATTCATCATACCCCTCATAATTACTTAATGAGTTACTATTAATCAATGGGCTAAAATTACCATTATCTCTATAAATTTCAACTAAATCGTCGGGTACTTGTACAACTTCGCAAGAACAACTTTCACAGTCAGGATATGATATCATAGGTAGGCTATACCTAGCAAATGGATTTTTTGGGTCCATTAATGGTAATAACCACCCATCACAATTAATATCAAATAAATTCGTATCATTTAATTTATAACAAAGAGAAACAATCCTATCATTCCAAAAGTTGGCAAGTTTATTCCAATATTTAACAACAATGTCATACAACCAAGCTAAAACGTGTAGAGTAACTATGAAAACATAAATTAGTGGGTAAAATATAGAAATAACAAAATAAACTACAAAAAATATCAAATCAAACCTAAATTGAGCGTCGTTTGTAGGAAATCTATTTGTGGTTGCCGTACAAGCCCTTTCTGTTATTTCTTTAATACCTAAAACTCTACCAGGAAGGTATCCCCATTTCCATCTATCAATATGTCCTGATACAGTATAAACACGATTATAATTAAGTTCAAAAAACTTATCCTTACAGTCTATTGCCTCTTGTATGATTTGTCTACCTAATAGAGTTGTTGGGTCTCCGTAGTCGGCCCAATCCAAACTAAATGCGTATGATTTTTCCTGTAGTATTAAATCATCGGGTTCGTTTTGGCTTTGGGATGACCAACCATACTCTTTGATGTTTGGTACTAAATAATCTGCCCTAATAACGTCATTTCCTGTTGGGTCTTCAACTTGATACCTTACTCTAAATCTATATCTTCCTTTTGTCGGTATTCCGATATTTGGGTCGTTAGATAATACCTGTTCACCAAATTCATTTGTACTAACATAATCAAGGTTCATTGGTACTTCAACTAACCAAGTTCCGTTATCGTCAATAATATTACCTCCGTCTTCAAATTTGTGTTCTTCTAAAACGGGAAACCCGTTAACGTCACTGAAAATTGTTTGTCTTATTGCTATTATTGATCCGGCTTGGGCTACCATATCACAAAGTGCACCTGTATTTAAACTAGGTTTACAACTCAATTTTAATTCATCTTCATCCGAATTACTGAATATGGAACCCATAAAAATACCCTGTGGACTTATTTCAATTCCCGATTCTCTCAAATCAAAATCAACTCTTGTTATTCCAACAGTACATGAATTAGTGTCTCCCCAAAAAGCATCAACCTCAACTTCTTTATTAACATTAATGATTTGTGGTAACATTGCCAAGTTAGTGTTTGACCTAAATTGTGATCCATTGAATTGTCCTTCAACACCTAAACCCATCCTTATTAAATCGGAAGGTCTTTGTGAAAAACAACCAATATTAGATAGGTCCATATCCATTACGACTTTTTGTTGTCCTAATGGAACACCAACAATCATAAAGTCACCACTCTCATTTGTTCTTACGGTAAACTTATAATATTTTTCATATACCTCTAACACTTCGGTACGAGATAACAAATCTTCTCTATCGGGAAAAGTTCCTGTTGGTGTGTGTCCACCATATTCTTGAACATATGGTAATAAATTATACCTATATCCGTCTTCATTTTTATCTGAAAGAGTTTTATACGGATAAAGGGTTGATATTACTTCGTCATTTTCATCTTCTACAGATAAGGGTACAAAAACCGATATAGAGACATTAGGTACCCCATACCCTCCATTCGCAATTACTCGTCCAGCAATTACACCATAATCCGAACAAAATCTTGTATAAACCTCATCTTGTTTTAATTTTAATGATAATATTTCAATTAAATCAAAATCTTGATCAATCTGTACTCTTATATTTTTGTCGGAACCCGGATTAGCCTTTATTCTGTAACTCTTGGTCATTTTTGTCTTTGTTGATAAATAGTTATGTTATTACTTTTAAAAGTAATATCTAATTAACCAAAATAAAGAATCTTATGAAAAGTCTACTGATGTGAGGTTTTTAATCCTAACCTTAATGTCTTTGTTTGAGAATCTAATTTGATATATTTGGTCAGGTTCAGCAAAGATAGTATTGTCAATTAATTCAATTTGTTTGTTATTTTTATCAACGTACCTTTGTGAAGTTTCAGATGACGAATATTGTCCACCTATCTTATTATATATCCTAACTTCAGATAGTACATTAACCCCTGCAATATTTTGAATTAGTGTGTTTATTTCTGAAACATTAACATTTTGACCTAACTCTCTATTTGCAGGGGACATATAGGTACTTACAGAATTTATAACTTGGGAAATAACGTCACCTTGTGACCCACTAGAATCTAAGACAATGTAAAATTCAAACTCTAAATCAATCACTTTTGCAACTTCAATAGAAATATAATCGTTTATCATTCTAAATTTTGAAAGGTATGTTGCCAAATTTGTTTTTAAGTTATTTGAAATAGTTTGAGTTAGAACTCCCGTACTATCGTATGATAATATTTTGATTGCAATTTTATTATTATTTTCAGTTATTGACACTTTTGCTGGTGCCCCAAAATTACCCGGCATTGTATCAATTAACGATTTGTAGTCATTAATTGTTACTGCCCTTTTTTGTGCCGAAAAGTTATATGTAACCATATTTCTAACTTCTTCAACTGTAGGTTGATTTGCTCCACCAATTGCTGCAGTTACGTTATTGACTTTCAATGATTGTATAACATTATTATTAGTTGTCTCTGAAGGTCCGTTAACTGTGAAATCAACTAAACCCACTTGATTAATTGCCCCAACACCAACATTACTTGAGAGTCCTCCACCTGTTCTATATTGGACAAACAGAGTAGTGTTTGGTTTTACAGTTAAACCTAATCCAATGTTGTTTTGAAAATTTTGTAATTTTAAAGGTATTCCTGTCGTCGTGAATTGTCTTAGTTGTTCATCAGGAGTAACCGTACCGGCACCAAATTGAATTTTTAAAAACCCTTCAGGCGTATATTCGGTAATGAAACGATTATCCGTTTTTAAATACTTACCAACTTTTACTCCTGCATTGTCAACAGGTTTTGTTGGGTCTTCAATAAATACTGTATCCTCAACCAACGCATCAACTTCATACCATCTATTTGTTGAACTCGCAAATTCAGAAAAGGATGGTGTTGCTTGATAGGTCGTCCCTTCTTTTTGTATTACCGATGTTACTCCTAATATATTTTTATCAGGTAAAAAGAAATTATAAAATGGTATCACTTCTCCTGGTGTTACAACTTTTTTAAATACTTGTGTTGTTCCGTTAACCACAACCTCTCGTTTTGTTATAACGTATTGTGATGGTGAGTTATTATTATCACTAAAAATTGGAATTTTTGTTCTATTTATAAATCCTTCTCTGTTATATTGTGAAGAAAAATCAATATCATAAACGGTTTCAAAAGTCGTGCCTCCTCCATTAAATTGTGTTCCTGTTCTTAAAATACCCAAATATCTAATATCTTCAGAGTCCCCTAATGCGGGTACAGTTATTGATATGTCAACTATTGCGACAGATGGTCTATATCCAGGAACTTTTAATCCATAAGTTCTTGCAATATTAAATATTGATGATCTTTGTTGCGCATACTGTAAAACTGTTTCTTGTATACTTCTATCAATATTAAAATTTAAATTATCACCTATCGCAGCATTTAAATCCATCAATACAGAAAAAACCGAAGCATCATTAAAGTTTTGAATTAATTCTGGATAATATTGTTGTGTATAATTTATTAAGTCGTTTCTCAGACCTTCAAAATCTCTTTCAGTATATGATATTTTTCTATTAGCCATAATTATAAATTGATTATTACAAATTCTCTAGTACCAAACGCATTATTTCCGTTAATGTACTCAATCTTTATTTTTGCCGTGTATTCTTCAGTATTGGCACCCGGAACCGCATATGTTGGTAAATCAAACTGTGCCGGATTTAACTCTCCTTTAGAAATTTCTGACGAATCGTAAGGTTCAATACTAATATTTTGAATCGTTAGATTAGGTATATATTTAGTTACAGAATCCTGTATTTCAGTTCTCATTGAATCAAACGTATCCCCGTCTAATGGTTCAAAAATAAACTCATACAATCTTGTACCAAAATCGGGTAAATAATATCTACTACCTTTTCTTGTGAGTAATAGATGTATTAAATCGGTCCTTATTTCTTCATCAGTTGTTTGTGAAAGTGATAAATACTTTCCGTCTAAACTTTCTCTAAAGGGGAAATTTATACCGTATGTTATTCCATTTGCCATATCTAATAAATATAATCTTGCGAATTTTCTAATAAATAGATATAAAATAAAAAAATCCCAACTTATCGTTGGGATTCTTGTAGGTTCTCATTACCTTTTTCGTGTTTTGTGAGTTAAGTTTATTATTTGTGGTTTTCAACTACTTTTTTACACAACATTAAAAAATGTTGTTTAGAAAAAACATTTTTCATAATATTAATATCTTTATGTACCCAAACAACATTACCCTCAATGTAACCTTTTTTAGAATCAATTCTATCAATAGATGCCGTCATACCATTATTTTTAGTGTTCAATTCAATTGGTAATTGAGTATAAAAGCATCTACCTTCTTGATTTTGATATAATTCCCAAACATATTCTTTAGTTATTGAAAATTCTAATCCTCTTTTTTTTGCTCCCCATTTTATATGTGAAAATTTAGATTGTGATAATTTTCCAACACCCCTATAATTATGTGATTTTTCAAATTTATTACCACACCCACACGACTTTGTGTCACCTCTAGTTAATTCAGTAGACATTACTATTCTTTCATTACCACATTCACATTTACATAACCAAAAAGTCCCTCTCCTTTTAGTTGGGGTGTGTTCATCTCTTTCCACTATTCTTACAACAGTTAACCTATTAAAAGTCTTACCAATTAAGTTTTTAGTATTATGATGCATAAATTATATGTTATGGTAGTTTATTATTTATCTATAAATATCTACCATAACATAAAAATTTACTATTCGTTAGTTTTTTCTTTTAGTGTTGTATTACCCTTTTCAAAAGGTGGCGAATAACAACAATGTAAACATCCACTCCCACAACAACTACCTCTACGTTTATGGTACTCTTCTGTCATTACCATCCTACCTTGAGTGTCATAGTAAAATTCGTTTGGTTGTAATTTTGGACCAAACTCTCTAACATATAATTGTTGTACCCAATCTTTAGATGCTCCTACATTCATTTTAATTTATTTTTCTAAGATTATAAAACGCTAACAAAACTTGGTATGTTAGCGTTGTATTATTTCCCCATTGTACTTTCATGATTTAAACAATTTCACAAGCTCCACCAGCGCAAGCAGCTTCCCCTCGTAAATCTGTATTGTCTTGTAGTTCAATTACTTGGGTTAAGTCTATGTTGGTTAGTGTTTTTACTAAACTTTCATATTCTTCTTTTGTACAATCGGAGAAAGGTGCCTGGGTATATGTACCTCCGTTGTAAGGTAATACAGATAATCCGTTATAGTACTCTCTATTATTCCACATCCAATCACCAACTAAATCCCACTCATCTTCTTTAATTGAAACTGTTGCTGATACGTTGTGACTATTCTGTCCGTTTCTATGTCCAGGTTTAATCCATTCTTGAGAAACTTTCTTAACTCTTTCCAACATTTGGAATACTGATTCGTGTCTTATGATAGACCCTTCAGGTGCCTTTTGTGGGATAGTAATTACTGCAGTATCGTGAGGACGGAAAAACTCATCTTCAATCAACTCAGGGTGATTAATTGCCAAGTAAGAATAGATTGATTCATTTTTACCTACACGGATTCTTCTTAAATAGAAGTCATTATGCCAAGCGTGGATTCCTGATGATGTTCCCAATACCAATGATGAGGTACCTGATGGTTTAACAGTCGTTGTTCTTGCCGACTTATTAATCCCAATAAGTGTTGCTACTCTTTCATTTTCTTCTTTAACCGCTTTAGCTGCTTTTTTCATATCGTAACCCAAAACAACACCTGAACCAATACCTGTCATTCCAACACCAATAAGAGCGTCTTTTTCAGTTGTTCTTTTCCAAATGTCTCTTAGATAATGGAAATCTGTATATCCCGCTTGTAGTGTACCAATGAATGTTGCCGCTCTAACTCTTTTATCAAAGTCCTCTTGCGATTGAATATCAGACGCATTTACTTCACATAGGTTACAGAATTGGAATGGACGAAGTCCTATCTCACAACAAGGGTTTGTTCCCCAATCTTTATCATTTGATAGATAAATTCCTGGTTCTCCCGCTCCTGATAACTCAATACGTTTCCATAAATCCATAAAGAATTCTTTTGTGATTTTGTGACGAAGAAGTACTGCCGAGTTATTCGCTCTACCTCTTTGTGCGTTTTGTTCCCACCAACTACCTGACTTACAAGAAATCATTTCTTCATCATTTT